CCCCCCCCATCATGGCACTTCACAACCAACACACCGCCATCGGTCATCTGGGTTCCGGCGCCGATGGCGTTCGTGCCTCTATGGCAGTCAACTCTGCCAACGGTTCGGGGCGTGGCATGACCCTGACCCCCGTAACCGGTCTGGGTCGGCAGTGGGTCGGAGACAAGACCACCAACGCCCAACGCTTCGCCGCTCAGGCAAAGGCAGACCGAATTGCCGCTGCCCGTGACCGCCGCCTGAATGGGGTGGGTCACTCCCCGCTCGCTGCCCGCTTCTGAGCGGGTTGGTCGTTCGTGCCGGGGCAGTCTGGTCGTTCGTGTGGGGACAGTGCCCATGGCGCGGTGCCGACCCCCCGCCGCCCCGTATATAAAAACGCCTAACTACCCTAACCTACAAAGTGTTACGGAAGCGAGAGATGTATAAACACCAAACATAAAAAAATTTTTCGCTATATAAAAAATAAAATAAAGTTTTATAAACACGAAAATGAAAAAAAATTCCGAGGAAATTTTCGAGTCCATACAAGTTGATCCAATTACCGGGCAATATTTTTTAATAATCCCCGAACAAATTATGAACGAACTTTCTTGGTATGAAGATACCGAAGTCAAGTTTTTATTGGATGGTAAAGATGTGATTCTTTCCGAAAACGATTGATTGACAACTGATATATAATGTTGTATGATACTGAAGTAACTACTTACTATTATGGCTAAAGGATTTACCGTTAAAGCATCTGCCCCCGTAGCAGCAAATAAAGAATTAGAATGGGATTACGATCTAGCAAGGGAAATGGTACGAGGCAAATCAATTGTCTTTTGTCTTCCCGGAAGAGGAGTCTCCTATACATATCTGAAAAGTTTTGTTCAATTGTGCTTTGATCTTGTACAGAACGGTGCAAGCATTCAAATCTCACAAGACTATTCATCCATGGTAAACTTTGCACGATGCAAATGTTTGGGTGCGAATGTACTCAGAGGTCCAAATCAACTTCCCTGGGATGGAAAACTCAATTATGATTGGCAACTTTGGATTGACTCTGATATTGTCTTCAATAGTGAAAAGTTTTGGCAATTAGTTCTTATGGACAAAGATATTGCATCTGGATGGTATGCAACCGAAGACGGGCATACAACCTCAGTGGCACACTGGATGGAAGAAGATGATTTCCGCAATAATGGTGGAGTCATGAATCATGAGACCGTCGATAGCATCTCCAAGCGTCGCAAACCATTCACAGTTGATTATGCAGGATTTGGTTGGTTACTGATTAAGAAAGGAGTCTTCGAGCACTCGGAGATGACATATCCATGGTTTGCACCAAAGATGCAAGTCTTTGAATCTGGAGAAGTTCAGGATATGTGTGGAGAAGATGTATCATTCTGTTTGGATGCAAAAGAAGCAGGATTTGAGATTTGGTGCGACCCTCGTATTAGAGTCGGTCACGAAAAGACAAGAGTAATTTGATGACTAACGAATCTTACAATATAATCTGTAAGGGTCGTAAAATTTATTCTAATCTTACAGAAGAAGAATACTTCAATACTATGGAGGATCTGTCCGTACAATTTTATCAGACGGGTTCTCCAAATCCAAATGAAATTGAAACTGAAATTATAGGAGAAAATTAATGGCAATTAAAAAATCATCAGGTGGTGGTGGGAAGCAAGTAATTGAATCTCTCCCCAAGAAAACTAAGCAAGGTTGTGGTGCTCATACTAAGTATGCGGCATCTTCTCGTAATAAAGCTCGTAAGAAATACAGGGGACAAGGTAAAAAATGAATCCATTGCTTTTCATTTCTGAAGATAAAGAAAAGGCACTAATTCAACAAATAACTTATCTCATTCAAGTATCGGAGATTGATATTCATCCTTCCGATACTTGTTTTTTAATGGTTTCTCCCGATTATTCCGCAATTGTGACACAACATCTTTCACATTCTTTAAGTATGGATGGAGAAATATTTCATATAGAATCAGTTAATGTTCCATTTCCGGATGAAAATGTAAACGAATATCGTAAAGATTTTATTGAAAACTATTTAAAGTGGTCAAAACAGTGGAAAAAATTTGTTTTAATTGAGGCAGGAGTTATAAGAGGAGGTAATTATAAATGGATTACGGATATAATTGACAAAAAATACTATACAGTAGCATTATGTGAGAATATTCATAGTAAATTTAAAAGTGATTTTGTCTCGTTATACTATGATGATAGTAAAGTAGACCTTCATTTTTGGTGGGAAAGACCAAATAATCATTGGAGATAATAGACTAAATATTTTTTTTACATAAAATTTAGTTGAAACAGCATTCGATGGGAACTCATCTCCTTTTGGAGGTGTATGATGTTAAATTTAACCTCTTAAATGACGTAATATCTCTCCAAGAAACAATGGAGAAGGGTATTAATCGTGCAAATATGACTATTTTGAATATTTTTTCTCATTGTTTTTTTCCTCAAGGATGTACTATTGTTATTGCACTCTCAGAAAGTCATGTTTCTTGCCACACCTGGCCTGAAAATGGTTGTATAGCAATTGATGTCTATACTTGTGGTGAAGGAAATCCTAGACTAGTTGCAATTGAATTATTAAAATATCTAAATTCTGATAATTACAATCTTCGAGAAGTAAATCGTTAAATAGTAATAGGAGATAGAAACCTCCTTTATAAAAGTTCTGTTTTAAATTAAAACAGGAGTTTCAAAATGCTATTCGAATCAGAAGAAAATCAAAAAAGACTCATTCAAGAAGTGGTCTATGATGTTGCACCGAAGCATAACCTAAAAAAACAAGTTGAACTGCACGAAAAAATTCGTAATGATGAAGACTATGATGATTGGTCTTATGGAACAGAACCAAACTATGGTTCTTCCTGGAAGTAGGTATAAATAAATAAAAAACTTTCGTTCGATGGCAATTCAAAGGATATCCAGATCATTCAAAGATATCAGTTTATCCTTTGAACCACATCCAGTGACAAAGGATCTGCCGATACTAAAGAATGAAAATGCAATTCGTAGATCAGTAAGAAATATTGTAGAAACTATTCCAACGGAAAGATTCTTCAATTCACTCTTAGGATCTGATATTACAAAAAGTTTATTTGAATTTGTTGATTTTGGTACTGCATCAGTAATACAAAGTCAAATTGAAATATCCATTAATAACTTTGAACCAAGAGTTAATAATGTAGAAGTTCAGGTAGATCCTATTCCAGATGATAATACCTTTAATGTAACAATTATTTTTGATATTATAGGGCAAGAATTTCCAACTCAAGAATATTCATTCATACTAGAGGCAACAAGATAAAATGCCTTTTACTAAATTTACAAATCTAGATTTCGATCAGATAAAGACATCCATTAAAGATTATCTCCGTGCCAACTCCACATTCACGGATTTTGACTTTGAGGGATCTAATTTTTCTGTACTAATAGACACGCTAGCATATAATACCTATATTACCTCATTCAACTCGAATATGGTTGTGAACGAATCCTTTCTGGATTCTGCAACTGTTCGTGAAAATGTTGTTTCACTAGCAAGAAATATCGGTTACGTACCTCGCTCCAGGACGGCAGCAAAGGCACAAATATCATTTAATATCCCCACAACCGCAACTCCCACACTTACCTTACAGAAAGGTCTAGTCTGTATAGGTTCTGTAGATAATACTTCATACACATTTTCAATCCCAGACAACATATCATCAAATGTTGTAGACGGAGCAGCATCTTTTAATAATATTAATATCTATCAAGGAACATTTTTAACTAAACAATTTACAGTAGATGGATCTCTGGATCAAAGATTTATTTTAAACAACTCATTTATTGATACTTCCACCATCTCAGTCTATGTGAAGGGAATTAATGATAGTGGTCTTGGAGTAGAATATTCTTCTGTTGATAATATTCTTAATGTAGATTCATCCTCAAGAATATATCTCCTACAAGAAGTTCAAGATGAAAAATATGAATTACTTTTCGGTGATGGACTGATTGGAAAAAAATTAGAAAACAATTCAGTAATTACAGTAAATTATATTGTTACCGATGGTGAAGATGGTAATGGTGCTTCTTCATTTTCTTTTGCCGGGAGCACTAGTCCAAATAGTGAAACAGGTTCGGTCTCTGTTATAACGAATCAGTCATCTCAAAATGGTTCTGAAATAGAATCCATAGATTCTGTCAAATATTTTGCCCCAAGAATTTATTCCTCCCAATATAGAGCAGTAACATCAAGAGATTATGAGGCAATTATAAAAAAAATATATCCAGATACCGAATCAGTTGCTGTTATTGGAGGTGAAGAACTGGTTCCTGCCCAATTTGGAAGAGTATTCATAAGCATTA